ACAAGAATCCTCAAGTCGCTCGCACTGATCTCCGCGAAATCCATCGCGGAGCGGTTATGTCTCTCTGTAGCCTAGCGTGTGGACGCGTAGGCGTGCAAGTCAGTCGAGGGGCGGCGGATTCAACTCGTCATACGTCCCGCGCTCGCCGCCCATTTCCGGCAGACCGACGCCGCGTGCCTTGATTCCCCACTTCTCTAGGAAAGCAAGAACGTCTTCATAGAGGGGGCCAAAGCGAGTCCCCCAGGTGATGATGTGCTTCTCGTCGTACTCTTGGTCTACTCGACGATTCGGGAACTCATCAGAAACCATCTTGCAGATGTCGTATGGCTCTCCGGAGAACTCCCATCCCAGGTAGTCCTCGTCAAGCCACAGTTCCCAGCCCTTGCCTGCAATTTTTGGCTTATCCATCAGTGCAACCTTCCGGCCAGAAATAGGATTGTGATGTCGAAGTGCGACCTGTAGACGCCGCGAAGCGCTCGCGGGTTTCTGTAGAGTTGCTCGATCCCTACAGAAATGACCTCTGTTGCGCCAGTCGCGTTCCCGTTCTCTGCGTCGCAATACTGATCAGCGTAACCGAGGTAACTCTCCTTCTGCCGATCCCTGCCGGCGGGCTTCCACATTTTGTAGTTTTGCCGTTCGGGGTGATAGACGATTTGCTCAAGCCCCTGCTGATTCTGCGACCGCAGAGTGGCCACGCGAGCGTCGTAGTCCTCCTTGATGGCGGCGCGCGCCCTGTAGGCCGGCGACTGAAGCCACTCATACCCATCTTGCACTGAAGGGAGGCGAGGTCTGCCGTCTGGCCCGTAGGCAGAGGTTTTTACATGAGGGCCGTAGTGTAGGCCGTGCGCAATCTCGTGAACGATGACGCCTGCGCTAGTGTTGTATTCCCCCTTCCCGTAGACGCCATGCCTAGAGATTTGCGTAATATCGTTATAGTCTGCGTCTCCGGCTTCTGTGTCTAGTTTGACGCGGATGCTGCGGCCCTTTTCTTGATGCAGAGGCGCGGACACCTTGCTCAAGAACGACCACGCGGTTTTTGTGTTTTCCTTGAATGATTCGGCGTACTTGGATCTTGTTTTTGCAATCGCCGCTGCGTCGTAAAACTGGTCTTCTGCGCGAAAGTCTGCCAAGCCCTTTCCGTGCGACTTCACAAAGTCGCTGATGATGTCGTGGTGTTCGACGGCCAACTCGGAGTCAATGGAGTTTCTCTCCCTGTACGCGTCGGCGAGTTTCTTGTTGGCATCATCCTTTACCTTGTCGAGCATCTTTTGTTGCTCAACCTCATCTCTAGTTGGCTTGCGGTTGCCGGCCAAGATAGTCCTGGCAAAGTTCTGGGCGTCGTCACGCCGGGATCGCACGTCTTTTTCCAGGGATTCGATTCTCTTCAGGACGTCCTGCCGCCTGGATTCAGCCTTCGCCTCCGATGCGTCAAGTTCTTGGTGTAGTTTTTTAAGATCAGCGTCGACTCGCCGCTTTGCATACTCGAACTGGGTTTCGCCGGGAGACTTCTGGATCGAGTCGTCTGCGTCGCCAGAGAACCTGTCTGGCGGCTTTTCGACAACCTTGAGTTGCTCGTTCGCCTTCTTGATGCGGATCTTCTGCAGCATGGCCGCTTTCTTCGCGGCGGCGGCCTCTGCGGCGGCCTGCTTTTCCGCGGCATCGCGTTCGCCCTTCTGGGCCTTGCGCTCGGCGGCTGACTTGCGCAATCCTTCGATCCGACGCTGCTTGACGTCGGACGCCATTTTCTGCTCTTTGGCGGCCTTCTCTTTTTGTGCAAGCGCCTTAGCGGCGGCGATGTCTTTCTTCGCGTCGCTTTTCTTCAGCGCGCCGCCCTGCGAGAGCGGCTTCCGCGGGATGCCGTCTTCCTTGGCGCAGTTGTTGCCGGCTTTGAAGCCGCCGGCCCCAGTGCCGCACCCAGCCGACGCGCCCATCTTGGCCGGCCGGCGATTGGCGACCTTGACCTTCTTCTGCTTTCGCGGCCCGCCGGAGCGGCGGCGAAACTCGGCGAACCGCTCTAGGGCGGCCCGCAGTTCAGCGAGGACGTCCATGGGCCGCGGTCTCCAGTGCCTTGGCCTTGAGGCGGGCCGCCTCGGCCGCCGGATCCACGCTCCGCTTCGCAGGCTGCGCGAGCCGTTCCTCGGGGATGACCCAGAGTTTGCAAACGGCGTTCGGGTCGATCTGCCCTTCCACGACGTCGCACGAGCCGCCTTCGTTCCAGAACACGCAGTTCTGGCACTTCATGCCGCGTTCGGCGAACGGATTCTCGGTCATGTAGTGGGCGCCGTCCGGCCCTTCCTGCGGCCACTGGCCGTTCTCGATGGCAATCTGCTCAATCGCTTCGTAGAGCGCGAAGTTGGCCGGCGACAGGGACTCCATCGCCTCTTCTTCGGCGCGGACCTCGACCTCCTGGGCCGGCGCCTCGCGGTCGGCCGACTCCATGGCTGACACCTTGCGGGCCGACCAGTTCTTCGCCGGCGTGCCGCCCCACAGCAGCCACGCCACGAACCCCGGCTTCTCCTCGCCGGCCTTGTCCCACCCCGGCGACTTGCTCGCCTTCTCATGCCTCGCGAACCACGCGTTCATCTCGCGGACATGGTCGTCGGTGAGTTCTTCGCGGCGGGCTATCTTGTTGGCGCGGGCCACGGTCTCGGGCTTCAGGCCGTCGCCTGACTTGCCCTCCTCGTGCAGCCGCAGGCCACGCTTGGCTGCGGCGGCCATGCCGGCAGTGGGCTTGAGGCCGACTGCCCGCTGGTCGATGAACGCCGGAACCTCGCCCATGATGTTGCTGGCGGACACCAGTTCGCTCATCTTCTTGGCGACGAAGTAGTCCGACTCTTCCCAGACGCCTTCCTCAAAGTCGTACTTTCGCACCAGGGCGGCCGGATCGTCCGGCGTGGCCTCGATCGGCTCCTTGGAGTAGTCGCCAATCGCGCCTTCGGCCATGACGTACTCGATGCGGCCGACGCCGCCGTCCCAGGCCACGAAGTCGCCCGCTTCGTGCATGGCGCGCTTCGCCATCTCCAGCGCCCGGCGGCTGACGAACGTCTCGGTCGCGGGATAAGCCGGCCGCAGGACTGGGCCGACGTCGAACAGGCCGTCGAAGTCGACGATTTCCCGGAGTTGGCGGCCATCCGCCATCCGCGTCCACTTCTCCCCAGCGCCCTTTACCTTGAAGGCGAAGGACGATCCTCGGACGTCACCACGCTCAATAGCCTCCACGACGTCAGCGCGGCTTTCAGGAGCGTCGATCTCGTAGCGCAGACCACGCTCGTCGACGGAGAGACGAAGAGTTCCGGCCGACTCGCGACCAAGGAGGAACATCGGCTCATGGTTGTAGAGGGCGACGACGTCGGTTCCGCGCTTGATGACATTGTCAAAGGCTCCGGGAAGAATCCGCTCCACAAAACCACCCAAGTCCTGCGAGTCGCTGGCAAATAATGCCGCATAGCCGCGGATGACGGTCTTCTTCTTGCCGGTCTTGTCGCAGAGGCAGCGCTCGATGGCCGTGTCGGCCTCGATCAGCCGTCGCTCAAGGTCTTCTCGACTCTGTCCGTCCATGTCTCAAGAACCTCCTCGTAGGGGCGGCCGCTGCGATGACACTCCAGGAGCAAATCCCGCGTCTCGTTCATCCAACTCGCCGCGAACTCGTCAATCTGTAGCCCGGTAGCCTGGGCGACGTCGCACAGTTCCGTCCGCATCCGCTTCTCGTGCGCCTCCAGCCACGCCGCCAACTTGGCGGGCTTCGTTCGCCGTTCGCGAATCCCGTCCGCCTCGACGGCGGCCAGTTTCCGCAGGGTCTGCTTGAACAGGACGCCGGCGGCCGAACGGGCGGCAGGCTCCTCTTCGATCATCGGCTCCTCATCCTGCACCGGCGCCTCTTCGGCTGGTGCTGGCGACTCTTCCGCGGGCGGCGGCTGGACGACGAACGACTCCAGCAGCGCCATGTTGACCTGCACGAACCGCTTGTCGCCATGTTCGATGGGGTTCATGCCTTCGGCAGCGCGGATCTCGTTGATCGACAAAACGCCCAGGTTCCAGAGTTCCCGGAAATACTGGGCGCGGCCGGCGTTGTCGCCGCGGAGCAGGCCGCGGACGTCGAACTCGGCAAAGTAGTTGTCATCGTCGGCCACGAGGTCGCGGCGGACGGCGCTCTCCCAGCGACGCAGCCACGGGACCAGCGTGAACGTGACGAAATCCAAGCCTTGCTGCTCGACCGAGGAGTACGAACTTTTGGTCAAGTCGCCGATCATGTAGACCGGGACGCGGTAGGCGCGGGCGATGTCTTCGACTTGGTAGCGGCGGGTCTCGATGAGTTGACTGGACTCGTTGCTGCCGGAGAGTTCTTTGATTTTGATGCCGTGCGGGAGGACGGCTGTTTTGTTGCCGTTCTTTGGGCCGCCGCCGTGAATATCGTCCCACGACTGCCGCAGCCGCTGGGCGGTCTCGGGCTTGAGCGGCTGATCGGATTCCAATACGATCCCCGGCCGCGCGCCATTCCCAAAATATGCGCTGCTGTGTAGTTCTGTAGCCCTTGCGAGGGCGATGGCTTCGCGGGAGATCGTCGTTGGGACGTAGCAGTTGACGCCGTCCTGCGTCATCCATGGGATCCGGAAGATCTGATCCTGCGAATAGATCGTCGGCGTGGCTTTGTCTGGCTCCTGGTAGAGAAACCGGAGCCGGCCGTTCTTGATCCGCTCGACCTTCATGCGGCTGGGGTGGAGCGGCCACAGTTCGGTGACCGAGCCGAGGCGGCCGGGGCGGACCTCCGCGTAGGCCGCGCCCCAGAGCATACACCAGGACTGCATGAGTTCCCGGAACTCAAAACTCGTCATCCAGGAGTTCGGCTGCTCCGACAGGATCTTGTGCAGCGGCATCCCATCGGCGATCTCCTTGCCTCCGGCCGTCAGACGGCGGTAGAGCGAGAACGGGAGCGAGGCCACCGATTCCGATACCACGCGGACGCAGGCGAGGACCGCGCTACACTGGAGGGCCGTTTCTGGCGAGACATGGATGCCGGAGACGGTCCTGCTGCTCTCGGCGATCTCCTCAAAGACCCGCGAGATGCCGCTGCGAACCTCAACAATGTCGTCGATGACGGAAGTCTGTGGTTCCACTACAGCACCAGGATTTCGGGTTCTACCTGCGGCCCGTGAACTTCGCCGCTGGCGAGAGAGAGGGCCATGCACAGGGCGACGATGCCGTCGATGCGGCCGATGTCGTGAGACGACTTTTTGACGGGCTTGATAAGACCTTCGTCATTCGTCTTCACTTGCACGTTGCTGGCCTGCCACATCAGTACCGGGTTTCCGCCGTGCCGCAGCCTGCCGGATGTCACAAGGTTTTCAAGCAGGCGCGTCGGCGCGTTCATCGGGCCAAAACCCTGCCCGAACGGGTGAACTGTGACCCCTTCGGCCGAGAGTTGGGTCATGAGGTGGACCGCATTCCAGCGGTCCACCGCCACGCCCTTGACCCAATTTTTCTCGCAAAATTCGAGAATGTAGTCCCGAATCTCGTCGTAATCCGTTATGTCTCCATCAGTTAGTCTAACAAAACCGTCCTTGGCCCATGAGCCATACGGCACCCTGTCAGCCTTCTCGCGCTTGTCGGCGTTGTCGCCTGGGATCCAGAACGTCGCCTGGATGTCGACGCTGCCGTCCTCGTCAGGCCAGATGGCCACGAACGCCGTCGTGTCGTAGGTGCTGGCGAGGTCGAGGCCGCAGTAACACGGCCGGCCGGCCGGCGCCCGGAGCGGCGCGTTGCAGGCTTCAAAGGCGCCATGCTTGAAGAACTTTTCTTCCGAGGCCGTCCATTGGTTCAAGTGGAGCCGGCGAAAGGTCATTTCGTCGCTCGTCGACTCCCTGGCCTTGGCCGACATTTGCGCGAAGTAGTCTTCCTTGATGGTCACGCCGAAGTTCGGATTAGCAGCGCGCCACGTTGCGGAGTCAAATGGGTCGGCGTCCTGCGCAGCCGCGTAGATGCAGGGCAGAAACGTCTCGTCGACCAGGAGGCCGTCGCGGATCTTCTCGGCCCGCTCCCAGGTCTTGAAGCACGGGGACTGCCGGTCATAGCCGGCCGTCGTCAAGAAAATGGTCAGTGGCTGGCGCCTGGCGCCGGTGGCCGTCTCTAGGACGTCGACCAATTCCCGGTCTTTTTGGACATGGTATTCGTCCACCAGAATGCACGATGGGTTGTACCCGTGCTTGGTTGCCGCCTCGCTGGAGATGGTCTTCATGACGGCGTTGGTGCCGGGGACAGCGATGCTGTTCCGGTAC